CGCGGACTTTCGCCCCGCATTCTGACGCTGCTGCCCGTCGCCTTCGGTACTGCGCGCGGCCGTGAGTGCCTGGTCTTCGGGCAAGTGGTTGACGGCGTGCGGGCCGGATACAAGGCGCGATTCTTGGCGGAAAAGGAGTTTTTCCAAAAAATCGGCACGCCGCAGCGACTCTGGAATTTGGACCAGTGCCAGGGGAGCGAGCGCATTTTTATCACGGAGGGCGAGCTTGACGCCTGCGCTTTAGTCCAGGCCGGCATTAGCGCCAAGGAGGTTGTCTCGATCTGGGGCGGCGCCAAGGGCGAGGAGAGCGCGAACCTTCGCCAGGCCCACGACGCGCTTGAGCAACTGGTCGGCGTCAAGTCGATCGTGCTCTGCACCGATTCTGATTCTCCGGGCCGGGCGCTGCGGGCCTGCCTCGCAAAGGTGCTTGGCGCCGCCCGGTGCAGCTTCGTTGATTGGCCGCCAGGCATCAAGGATGCCAACGAGATGCTGGTAAAATGCGGAGCTGACGCGCTGCGCCACCTTGTCCTGACGGGCTCGGTGCACTGGCCCGTCGACGGCCTGTTCCGCCTGTCCGAACTACCAGATCCGCCCCGGCTGGAGCTCTGGGACGCCGGCTTCCCGGAGTGGAGGGGCGGGCTAAAATTAGCACCCACAATGTTCAGCATCGTCTGCGGCCATGGTGGGCATGGGAAGACGGCGTTCATGGCCCAGATCTGGCAGCAGGTCGCGCGGCAAAACCTAATCCGCGTTGGGGTGTGCAGCATGGAGACGCGCGCAAAGCCCCATTACCGCCGGCACATTCGACAGTTCTTCGCCGGGAAATTGGAGGCGAACATGACGCCGGACGAGATCCGACGGGCAGATTCATGGATCGAGGACCACTATCGATTTATCCAGCATCCCAGCGATCGGCCAGACCTGCGATGGCTGCTGGATGTTGCCGAAACCGCGGTCGTGCGGGACGGCTGCCGAGCGATTGTGGTGGACCCATGGAACAAATTGGAGCGGTCGCGCGACACCCGGCAGAGTGAAACAGAATTTATCTCGCAGTTCATTGACGAGCTGATGCTATTTGCAAAGGATCTGTCCTGCCATATCCAGATAACGGTTCACCCATCCAAGACTCCGATCGGACACAAAGGCGCGCCTGAACTAGAGATGGCCGCCGGCTCGAAGAGCTGGGAGACGAAGTGCGACCAAGGCTTCGTGGTGTGGCGCCCGAGCCTGTTTGCGGACGGCGAACAGCAAACCGAGTGCGAGTTTATCGTGAGGAAAAGCCGCTTTGACGAGCTCGGCTTCCCACGGACTTTCAACATGCGCTGGGATTTAAACTTGGGCCGGTATGTTTCGGCCGACCATCCCATGGGAGGCCGGCATGACGCCGCTTAAAGAAGACGCGGCGAGGTCTTATTTGCCGTCTGGGTTCGCCGAGTATGAGTCGCTCTGGATACTTGCCCGCCGCACGGCGACGCGGCTGGCATGGGCCGACGCCGATGCCGCTCGGCGCAGGATCAATGCCGTGGCCGCCCGGCGGGCGCTGTTCATCCTGGAGATGGGCCTGAAACCGGCATCGAGCAGACAGATCGTGGAGCGGCTGGTCGCGCTCTGGGCGGTAACCCCAGGCGCGGAGGGCGGCAAGCGCGCGGCGATCGCCGAGGCCGCAGCGTTCCTGGCAAACTACCCGGCCGACATCGCGCTTGACGCGATCAGCGCTCGCGCCGGGCGCTGGCCGGGCATAGACGATTTGAGAATGGCAGTCGAATGGCGAACGGCTGCCCGCCGCAGGAAGCTTCAGATCCTACGGTGCGTATGCGCCAATCCCCAAGTAAGGAGCTAGCAAATGGTGAGTGTGAACAAAGCAATCCTGATCGGAAACCTGGGCCACGATCCCGAGATCAAAGCTTGGCCGAGCGGCGAAAAATATGCGCGCCTTTCGGTCGCGACGACCGAGACCTGGAAAGACAAGACCACCGGGGAGAAGAAAGAGAAGACCGAGTGGCACCGGGTCACGCTTAAAGGCGACGGTCTCGCCCGCGTGGCCGAGGCGTATCTGAAAAAGGGGTCTGCGGTCTACATCGAGGGCCAGATCCAAACTCGCAAATATCAGGACCAGAGCGGTCAGGATAAATACTCGACCGAAATCGTGGTTGGCGCGGGGGGGGTCATGAAGATGCTGGGCGGGCGCCCGTCGGAAGCCGCGAACAAGCCCGCGGTGCCGGCGCCCGACGATGGGGTTAGCGCGTTGGACGACGAGATCCCATTTTAAGGAGGCGACAATGCAGACCGACGCCGACGAGCGTGAATGCGTGGACGTTAAAATCCGCGGGATCGACTCCGCGGGGCGTCGTCGTCTGCTGTTCGTGACGCGGCGGCGCAGGGATGACGCCCGCCTATCCGCCCTGCTGTCGGTGGGGAACCGCGAGGAGGCGGCCGCGCAGATCACGGCCGCCTTCAATCTCCTCGACGCAGGCCTGGGGGCCGTGCTGTCGGGCTGGATGGGCGGCGGGCCGGGCGGTTCGACGCCGCCCACCGATCGGATACATCGGATGCTGGCGCGGTATTTTCGCTGGATCGCTGCGTGCCAGAGCGGGGGCGCTAACCACCATGCGGCGCTCGACGTGATCGCGCGAGGGCAATCGCTGGGCGCGACCGCACGCGCCCGGCGGGTATCGCGCCGGCAAATAACAAATAACCTGGGCCGGGCGCTCGACCTTTTCGGGGGCGCCTGATATATGGGCCTTTCCCGGCCATTAGAAGGCCGCTGGTGAGTTTTTACGGGCAAGTGCAGGCAGACTAGCCCGGGTGCGCCAAAACCTGCCAGCGGTCAAAAAAACCATGTTAGCGGCGATTTGCCTTTGATGCGACCTGGATTAGCCAAAAGGCGACACGCGGTCACTAGGGGCTTGACAAGCGGACCGCGACTCGGTATAAATTACTAGAATGCGTTAGGCGCGTTCAGATGGATGTTAGAGTGCATATTGTCGCCGTGAGCCCTTGCAAGGAACGGCGATATTTTGAGGGCTGCACCTTCGCCGGGTGTGGCCCTCAGTCTTTTTTGGGGGATGCTGTGGATTTGGTGACGGTTTATTCCAGCGGCGGGATGACGAGTCAGCCGTTGGCGCTAGCGCTGCTAGACGAGGCTCGGCGATCGCCCGCGGCCGCGCGGCGGTCCTGGCTGGCGGCCAAGCTGTCAGCCGAACAGGGGGCCGGCGTTCTAAACGGCCCGGCCCTGCAGACGCTTCGGCGGCTCGCTCTCAGCGGAGACGAGAAAGAAGATCCGGCTAGCCACGGCGCGCTGCTGGCTGACAATCTGCCGCCGATTGTGCCGCGGTGGGCTTATGTCGCTGCGGCCGCGTTTGAACGGGCTGTCTGGGGTGATTAACCGCAATTGAGAATCAGTCGCAAAGCAAATGCGAATCAATCGCAATCGCTTTTTGTGTGAGTCCGTTATCAGTTAGGGAACAATCTTTTCATGGCAGGAAACCCGGCTTGGGCAAAAGGCAAAAGTGGGAATCCGAGTGGGCGCCCGGCGGAAAAGGCGTTTAACCGGCGCTTTCAGAGCCAATGTCGCGAGCATTGCGACGAGGCGCTGGCTGTGCTGCTGCGCCTGATGAGGGGAGATGACGGCCGTCTCGCATTACAGGCGGCCCAGCACCTGCTCGATCGCGGGTTCGGCAAGCCTGTCCAGGCTGTCGAGGGGAGCAGCGATGCGCCCGTCTTGGTTCGAGTTGTGACAGGGATCGAGCGCGGCGATGGGGCCGATGAAACGTAACCGCTTGGCCTGGACGCTCTCCGCACTGGTTCTGGGCGCAAGCCCGGCGCAGGCGGGCGTGTTCGCCGCACTGAACGCGACAACGCTGGTCGGCCCGCTGAATAGCGTGGCGATTAGGCAGGACGCGGCCGACGGCTCGGCCGTTGCGTCCGGCTCGGACTGGGCGTGGGCGGCGATAAATACGGCCGCGGTCTGGGGGCCGGCTGCAAGCGTACACGTGGAGCAGCGGGCGCAGCGCAGCGTGGCGATCGCGACGATTTCAAACGTCACCGTGCCGATTCAGCCGGGCGTTGGGCGCGGGATCTCAGCGATCGCGTCGGCTAACGGCCAGGCGCACGCACTGGCGCGGATTAACAGACTTTGACCGAGGCCGAGACCGAGACCGTCTCGACGGGCTATTCGCCCAGGCCCTTGCAGGCGCAGATCCACCGTAGCCTGCGCAGGTTCAACGTGCTTGTGTGCCATCGCCGGTTCGGGAAAACCGTCCTGGCGATTAACGAGCTAATTGACCGGGCGCTCCGGTGTGAGCTGGAGCGGCCACGGTTTGTGTACCTGGCACCGCTTTATAAGCAGGCAAAGGCGATCGCCTGGGATTATTTAAAGGCATATACGTCCGCAATACCCGGCGTCAGCAAACATGAGGGTGAGCTAAGGGTGGATCTGCCGAACGGCGGGCGGATTCAGTTGCTTGGGGCGGACAACCCCGACGCTCTCAGGGGCGTTTATCTCGACATGGCCGTACTCGACGAGTTCGCGCAGATGGACCCGCGGGCGTGGGGCGAGGTCATCCGGCCGGCGCTGGCCGACCGGCAAGGCGGCGCACTGTTCATTGGGACGCCCAAGGGCCGGAATGCGTTTTGCGATCTTTACGAGGCCGCGAGCGCCGGCAAGCTCGGTGACGAGTGGTGGGCCGGCCTTTATCGGGCTAGCGAAACCGGGGTGATCCCGGGGAACGAGCTCGCTAATCTGCGCAAGCAGATGGATGAAAACGAGTACGAGCAGGAACTTGAGTGCAGCTTCCAGGCCGCGATCGCGGGCGCTTACTACGGCAAGGAGCTCAGTGCCGCCGAGCGTGACACCCGAATCCGTCGCGTGGACTGGGAGCCGGCGCTCCCGGTCACGACGGCCTGGGATCTGGGCATCGGCGACGCGACCTCAATATGGTTCGTGCAGCAGATCGGGCGTCAGGTTAGGGTGATCGACTTCTACGAGGCGTCAGGCGTCGGGCTAGACCACTACGCAAAGGTGCTGAAAGAGAAGCCGTACGTTTACGGCACGCACCTGTTGCCGCACGATACCGAGGTGACGGAGCTCGGGACTGGCAAAAGCAGGGCGTCGGTGCTGGTTGGCTTTGGCATCCGCCCGACGATCGTGCGAAAGCTCGGGGTCGATGACGGCATCCAGGCCGTCCGGTCCCTGTTGCCACGGTGCTGGTTCGATAAGGAGCGCTGCGCCGCCGGCATCCGGGCGCTGCTAATGTATCAGCGAGACTGGGACGCCGGTCTTGGGACGTTCAAGCCGCGCCCACGGCACGACTGGGCGAGCCATGCCGCCGACGCGTTCAGATACCTGGCCGTTGGGCTGCGCGATGAGACGCCCGGCCACGTGCCGCCGTCCCGGCAGACGGTCGAGTATAACCCGCTGACCTATGGCTGGGGCGGGAGTCAGAGCGCGAGCGACCAGGCGTGGAGCCCATTAGACTGATGCGGCTGCTGCCGCTTTCGATCGAGCACGCCCGCCACGTCTGCTATAACGCGATCGACGCGGATCGGCGCGAGATCGGCGCCTTGATGTGGGGCGGATGGAACAGCGACCGCGTCGCTGCCGGCTTCGCCGCGTGTCGCGTCGGGTTCGTTGGCGCGTGCGACGACGGGGTGCCGGCCGCAATAGTCGGCGCTGCCGAGAGCTGGCCCGGCGTCTGGACGGTCGGGATGGTTTCGACCGGGCGACTGCGTGAGATAGCCTGGGATGTGGTCCGGCGCTTCAGAAAGCTGCCGCGGATCATTCTGGGCCTGGGCGCTACACGCGCTCAGGCGTTCGTCTCGGCCGACAACACGGCCGGGCAGAAGTTGCTGGCGCTCGCGGGCGCCAGGCGCGAGGCGCTGCTCGATGCTTACGGCTCGGGTGGTGTGGATTTTTACCTTTACAAGTGGAGACCTGAAGATGTGCATGGCTAAAGCCCCATCGCCGCCTAAACTCGAAAAGCCGCCGGCCGCGGACCAAGGCGCGTCAAGCGACCTGCGCAAGCGAATCGCTGCGGGCTACGCGTCGGCCGGGACAAAGAGCAGCGGGCTTGGCGTCCCTAACTTCCAAGGCGGCGCGACCTACTCGCTGTCAGCGGGCTAACCCGTGGAAAAAGCCACGGCGCTTTTAGACCGGGCCGAGCGTCTGCGCGGAGAGCGCGGCACGCTGGAGACTCATTGGCGCGAGATCGCCGAGCTGCTAGCGCCGTTTAGATCGGACTTCGCGATCGAGCGGACGCCGGGCGATAAGCGCACGCAGAAAATATTCGACGCGACGCCGAGCTATGCGGCCGAGAATCTATCGGCCGGGCTGTGGGGGATGCTAACGAACGCCGCGAATGCGTGGTTCGAGCTGCGCGTCGATGACGCGGAGCTGAACGAGGTCGGCGCGGTCAAGGCGTGGCTGGCCGATACCAGCCGGCGCATGCTGGGCGCGTTCAGCGAGGGCGGGATGCGCTTTTACGCGAAGGCGCTGGATCTTTATTCGGATCTTGTGCACTTCGGGACGGCCGTCTTTTACGTCGAGGAGGCGTCGCCGCGGGGCGGCGTGTACTTTACGAGCCGGCACTTGGATGAATGTCTGATCGCCGAGAACCGGCACGAACAGGTCGATACCGTATTTCGCCGGTTCAAGTGGACGGCGCGGCAGGCGGCGCAGGAATGGGGCAAGGACAAGCTTGGCCCACGGCTCCAGGCCGCGCTCGACCGCACGCCAGATGACAAGTTTGATTTTCTGCATGCCGTTCTTCCGGCGTCGGAATACGAGCCGACCGGCAAGAAAAGAGAAAAGGCCCACGCTTATGCGTCGGTCTATCTTTGCTACTCCGACAAGCACGTCCTGTCTGAAGGCGGCTATTACGAGTTCCCCTTCATGGTGCCGCGCTGGTCTCAGCGCTCGCGCGGGGTCTACGGCGATAGCCCGGCGATGCTGGCACTGCCAGACGTGAAGATGCTAAACCAAATGGCGCGCACAACGATCATCGGCGCGCAGAAGTCCGTGGACCCGCCTTTGCTGGCGCCGGACGAGAACGCCGTGCGGGGTGTGCGAACCACGCCCGGCGGGATCATTTACGGCGGGGTCGATCCGCAAGGCCGGCCCATGTTCCACCCTCTCCAGACCGGCGGCGCGGCTGGGCTCGGGCTGCAGATCGAAGAGCAGCGCCGGACGGCGATCCGCGAGGCGTTCTATGCGAGCCTGCTGCTAATGGTAAACCAGCCTGGTCGCACAGCGACCGAGGTGCTGGCGCTCCAAGAAGAGAAAATGCGGCTGATGGGTCCACACCTGGGCCGCGTCCAGTCTGAATTTTTGGACCCGCTAATCTCGCGAGTGTTCGGCATCCTGATGCGTCAGGGTAGGATCGCCCCCTTGCCGCCCGAGTTGCGGGATGCGGGCGAGATCAAGGCGCGTTATGTCTCTCCGATGGCCCGAGCACAGCGCGCGAGCGAGGCGCAGGCGATCAGCCGGACGCTGGAGATCGCGCTGCCAATGGCCCAAGCCGATCGTGGTGTCTTGGATAATTTCGACTTCAGCAAGATGTCCCGTGCGGTTGCGGATGCGTTCGGCGTTCCGGCCGACACCATGCGCGGCGCGGATGAGGCCGCAGATATGGCGCAGCAAAGGCAGCAGGCCGAGCAGATGATGCAGATGGCGCAGATGGCGCCGGGCGTCGCGCGGGCTGCCAAGGACGGCGCGGCTGCGGCAAAGGACGTGCAGGGTGCTTAAGCCCGTCGTCGCCTGGCTGCGGAATCGTTGGGGCGGGCAGGCCGGCGACGTTCATGCGGCCTACCGCGCGTGCTTTAACTCCCCGACGGGCAGGCTGGTGCTCGCCGACCTCGCCGCTATGTGTGGACTCTCCACTACGTCGTTCACGCCGGGAGATCCGGGCGCCACCGCCTTCGCTGAAGGCCGGCGCGCGGTTTTCCTGCACATCGCCGACACGGTCGGCTTAACGCCCGGCGATCTCGCCGAGCATCTTATCAAGAAGGAATACGACATTGTCTGAAGCTTTAGGGTCCGTGACCACGGGCAACCCGGAACAGGTTGCGCAGCCTGCCGGCGACGATACGTGGGCGGCTGCGCTTGGGGATAAGGCTGGCGAATATCGGGATCTGGTCGCGGCCAAGGGCTGGAAAGGCCCGGCCGACGCGCTGGCGAGCTACAAAAGCTTAGAGGGCCTGCTGGGGGCCAATCGCGTCGTGGTGCCAGGCAAGGACGCAAAGCCCGAGGAATGGGATGCGCTCTGGAACAAGCTGGGCCGGCCGGAAAAGCCCGACGCCTATCAGTTCAACAAGCCCGATGACGCGAGCGGGTACGACGACGGATTCCTGGGCTGGGCTCGGGGCGCGTTCCACCAGGCGGGGCTGACAGGCCGGCAAGCGGCTGCGCTGCATGACGCCTATCTCGGCTGGTTTGGCGAGCAGACACGGGCGCAACAGACGGCGCAGGCCGAGGCAATGAAAGCTGCCGGCGTGCTAACGGGCGATGCCTACAGCACCGCGCTGCGCGATAGCTTCGGCGACAAGTCGGAAGAGACGGTCGCGCTGGCGGCGCGGGCCGCTAAGGCGATCGGTCTGGACCAGGCTAAGATGTCTGCGATTGAGTCGGCCGTCGGCTCGATCGAGATGATCCGGCTGCTGGGAGAGATCGGCGGGCGCATGTCCGAGGACCGGCTCGCCGCGGCGACCGGAACCGGCGTCAACCCGGCGGATGAGATCAAGACGCTTGAGGCCGACGAGGCCTTCATGAAAGCTTACCTGGACGGCGGCCACGTCGGGCATCAGGCGGCTGTTGAAAAGTTGACCAGTCTATATGGGCGGATGCGGTGAGCCCGGCGCAGCAGATTAGGCTAGAATCCCTAAAGCTCGCGTACCGGCCTGACCAGGGCGTCGATCAGATCGTCGCCCGAGCAGCTGCCTTCGAGCGCTTCGTCGCTGGGGAACCCGACAAGGGCCTGGCGAAGCGACGCGCGACCACCGCTGGGGAACCCGACAAGGGCCTGGCTGCTACCTCGTAAAGAGCGAGCGCCGCCGCACGCAGCGGCTTCGCCACGCTTGGGCCGGCTCTGCCGGGAACCTTGGCAAGGCATTTTAACCGAACCTAAACCAAGGAGCGACCCTAATGTCGATTAACCTTCCTACTCATTACGTCCAGCAGTACGGGCGCAACGTCAATCTTCTGCTGCAACAGCGCGGCTCCAAGCTGGCCGGCACCGTCTCGGTCGGCAAGTATGTTGGCAAGCAGGCTTCGCCGGCTGACCAGATCGGCGCTGTCGCCGCCCAGCGTGTGACCACGCGCTTCGGCGAGATGCCCCGCATTGACGCACCGACCGATCGTCGGTGGGTCTTCCCGGTCGATTACGATCTGCCCCAGCTCGTTGATAACCTCGACCAGTTGCGCATGATCAATGACCCCAAGTCTGCTCTCGCGCAGAATGCGGCGTTCGCGATGGGCCGCGCCCAGGATGACGAGATCATCGGCGCCTTTTTCGCTAGTGCAAAGACGGGCGAAAGCGGCGGCACCACGACCACGTTCCCGGCCGGAAACCAGATCGCCGTCAACCACGACGCTGCCGGCAATACAGGCCTGACCGTGACCAAGCTCCGCGAGGCTAAGCGCCTGCTGCTGGCCGCGGAGGTGGACCTCGACATGGAACAGGCTTATGTCGCGATCACTGCCAAGCAGCACGACGATCTGCTGTCTGAAATCCAGGTCATCTCGGATGAGTTCAACAAGCCGGTGCTCGGCCAGGACGGCATGGTTCGGACCTATATGGGCTTTCAATTCAAGCTCACCGAGCGCCTGGATGTCGATGCGAACAGCTATCGCCGCGTCCCTGTTTGGGTGCCGAGTGGCATGCACATGGGCGTCTGGAACGACATCCAGTCGGCCGTCAGCATCCGCGAAGATCTGCGCTCTCGCCCTTACCAGCTCTATACGATCGGCACCTTCGGCGCCACCCGTATGGAGGAGGACCGCGTGATCGAGATCAAGTGCAGCGAAGTCTAATCGATAAAAAGGAGAACAGAACATGGCAGTTGTTGGAGTTTATAGCGCGGGTCTTACGAACCGCGATGCGTCGCCGCCTGTGAAGATGCCGGGCGCTACCGGCGGAGGCGCCGTGCGTCACGCTCGCGGCGTCGTCGCGATCACTTCGGGCAACAGCGTGGCGTCCATCTATTACGCCTGCTCAGTCCCGTCGAACGCGATTCCAATTTCGGTTCGCGTGACCTCGCCGGACATTGGCACAACCACCGTCGCGGACATTGGTCTTTATCAGACCACCGCGAACGGCGGCGCCGTGGCCGACGTTGATTTCTTCGGCTCGGCCGTCTCCCTGAGCGGCGGCGCGCTGGCGAAAAGCGACGTGACCAATGAGAACGGCGCGGTCGCTACGCCCGCGAACGGCGAGAAAGCGGTGTGGGAATTGTTGGGCCTGTCGGCCGACAGCCATCGCGATTATGACGTTGCCCTCACCCTGACCGGCGCTGCCGATGGCAGCGGCTCGGTCCTGGTCGAGGTTGACTATATCGTCTAAGGCTTGGGCGGGGGGGCGAGTGCTCCCCCGCCTTTTTTGAAAAGGAACGAGACATGGCAACCCGACGCTATGGAATTTCTACCGGGGAAAACATCTCTGACGTGACCGAGGATGTCGGTGCGGCAGTGTCTTCTGATACCGTTGAGCTAACGATCGATCTGGCCGCGATTGGATCGCGTGAAAACGCTATCAAGGCGATCGACATTATCCGAGGCTGGATTATCCAGGGCCAATGGCCGCCGGCTTAATGGGGATCTAAGGCAATGCCGTCCGACGTTCAGATCGTTAACATGGCGCTCCGGCGTCTTCGCGTATCTCCGATCACATCGATCGGCGAGGATAGCGAGCCCGGCGCGTGGGCGAGCGCAGTCTACGCGGCATGCCGCGATGAGGTGCTGGTGGGGCATGCGTGGAATTTCGCTGTTAAGCGCGCGAGTCTGGCCGCAGACCCCACCGCGCCCGCGTGGGGGTATGATTACCGCTACACGCTCCCGACTGACTGTCTGCGCGTCTGGCGGCTGGACGGCGAGCTTGAGGGCATCGCGGGGCCGTACAGGGTTGAGGGCCGGTATATCCTGACCGATGATAGCGCTCCGCTTCTCATTGAATACATATCCCAGGCGACCGACGCCGGGATCTACCCGCCGCTCTTCGTGAATGCCCTGGTCGCCCGGCTCGCGCTTGAGGGGGCGTACGGCTTGACCGGCTCTGGAACCCGCGAGGGCGACCTGCGCGGCGCTTATTTCCAGGCGATGGCAGACGCCCGGCGCGCGGATAGCCAGGAGGGAACGCCAGAGGATTTCAACGCCAACCAGTGGATTGAGGCGCGTCTATGAAATTTACGGCGGGCGTCGTTGCGTTAAACGCTGGCGAGTGGTCGCCGCGCCTTTGGGGCCGGTACGACCAGGCCAAATACGGCGCGGCCATGCGTGAGTGCAGCAATTTCATGCCGACCACGCAGGGGCCGCTCGTTCGGCGGCCAGGGACCATCTACGTCCAGCAGACTTACAAGAACGACGACGACACGCGGCTGGTGCCGTTCGTTTACAGCGACACACAGTCTTATATTCTAGAGTTCAGCGGGACCGACAACAAGGTGCGGTTTTTTCGCGACGGCGCCGCGATCACAGAGGCCGCAAAAAACATAACAGGGATTACCCAGGCGAACCCTGGCGTTGTAACGAGCACGGCCCACGGTTATTCCAACGGCGACGAGGTGTTCATCCAGAGCGTCGGCGGCATGACCGAGTTAAACGGCCGGTGGTTTCGCGTGGCGGGCGTCGCCGCAAATACGTTCCAACTGGTCAGCGAGATCGACGGGACCAATATAGACACGTCCGGCTATACGGCTTATACGTCCGGCGGCACTTCATCAAAGCGCTACATGGTCGCCCATCCCTACGGCGCGACGGATCTGCCGAATATCAAGTGGGCGCAGTCTCTCGACGTTCTCTATATTTTCTGCCCCAGTTTTGCGGTGCGCACTCTAACGCGCGGGACCAGCGACACCAGCTGGACGTTCGCGACCAAGACCTACGACGACGGCCCATTCCTTCCCGAAAACTCGACGCCAACAAAGCTGACCGTCACGACGTGGAATCAGACCGAGGGTGGCAGCACAAACTTTTCCTTCTCCGGCACGACTGGCGTTAACGGGGGCGCCGGCCTGACATCTAACGACGTGGGCCGCCTGGTGTGGTATCTTGTCAAAGACACGGTCGCGTCGGGGCCTTTTTTCGACTACGCTGTGGGGAGGGTCACGTCCGTTTCATCCACGACGGCCGGCGCGATGACCATCTTGCGTCAGACCGACGACATTGCGAGCTATGACCAGCAGGGGAATAAGACGCGCTGGCGGCTCGGCGTCTGGTCGGATAACTTTGGGCATCCGTCATGCGGGGGGTTCGGCAAGGCGCGGCTCTGGCTAGCGAACACCGACACATACCCGGAGAACGTCTGGGCGTCCAGCACGTCCGACTTCGACAGCTTCGCCCCGGCGACCGGGCAGCCTGACGTTGTTAATGCGCTGCCGGTGTCGCTGCCCACCAATGCCATCAGCTTATATACGGGCGAGGATACGTCGTCGCGCGTTCGCTGGGTCGCATCGTCGCGGGTGATCGTGACCGGAACAAGCTCGGGCGAAAAGCTGGCCCGCGCAAATGCGCTCGATGAAGTCCCGACGCCGGAAACGGCGCAGGTCATCGCCGCAACGCAGGTTGGCTGCGCGGACACGCCGCCAGCGCGCGTCGATGAGAGCGTTTTCTTTATCGATCGGACTCGGCGCAAGCTGGTTGAGATCGCCTATGATTTTCAGGCTGATGCGTTCCGATCGATTGATCATTCAATCTGGGCCGAGCACCTAGGCAGCGAAAGTCAGTTCAAGCGCGTCGCGTGGCAGCGATCGCCGTGGCGCGTTCTCTGGGTCGTCCGCGACGACGGCCTGCTGCTGGGCATGAGCTTCGACCGTGACCAGCAGTTGCTCGCCTGGCACCGGCACGCCATCGGCGGGACGGACGCCGCGGTGCATGATATTGCAGTCGTACCTAGCGACGGGACCGACCAGGTCTGGCTCTTGGTTTCGCGCACAATAGGCGGTGGGACAAAGTACTACATCGAGCGGATGGCTGACGACTATTGGCCGGCAGACGCGAACGATAAGACGGGCTGGGTGCTGCTAGACGCCAGCTTGAGTTATTCCGGCGCATCGACGGCGACTATAACGGGGCTTCGCCACCTGGCGGGCGAGACGGTGTCTGTGCTGGCCGGCGGGGCGACCCATCCAGACGTTACGGTGAGCGCGGCCGGGGCCGTGACTCTTACCAGATCCGTGACGGATGCAGTGATCGGCTATCCGTACACGTCGCGGATGGAGACTATGGATCTCTTAAACGGTACGCAGGATGCGCCGCTCGGAAAGCGCCGGGCTGTGACGCGTGCCTGGGTGCAGCTTTTCAATTCGCTGGGCGGCTCCGCTGGCGTGAGCGGCGAGACGCTGCGGCCGATACTTTACCGCACGCCGGGCGACGCTATGGACGCGAGCCCGCCGCTGCGCACCGCTGTCGTCCAGGCGGCGCTCTCGGGCGGGTACGCCGGGGAACGGACGTTTGTCGTGGAAACAGACGCCCCATTGCCGCTGAACATTAGCGGTCTCGGGCTGGAGGAGATGGTCAACTAATGTGCACGCCCATCATCGGCACAATTGCAACGATTGTCGGGACCGTTGGGTCCGTCTTCCAGGGGTTCGGTCAGGCGCAGGCCGCCAATGCAAACGCCGCGGCGGCGAACGCTGAAGGCAAGCAGGCCATGATCAACGCCCGCATCCAAAGCGGGCAGCAAAAGGAGCAGTCGATCTACGAGCTCGCGAAGGGCATGGCGTCGGCCGCGGGCAGTGGCAGCATCTCTGCGCTCGACGTGTTAACCGACAACGCGGACAGGATGGGGCGAGACGTTGACATGATCCTATACCAGGGGCGCCAGCGGCAGCAGATGAAGCAATATGAGGCCAGCGTCTACAAGCAGCAGGCGGGGGCCGCGCTCATGTCTGGGTTCATCGGCGGCGCCACCAACGCGCTTGGCCTGTTTGGCACGCCAGCGCTGGCACCGCCCGAGGTCAGGTTTGTTGGCGGGGCCGGCTCGGGCTCGGCGAATTTCGCGAGGACGTAATAGTGAGCATTAATATCCGTCCATACTTCTCGCAAGTCGCGCCGCTGGAGCTGGGGCTGGCGCGCCAGTCCGGCAGCGCTAGCGCCTTATCTGTCGTCGGGGCCGGGCTCGGCGTTGTCGGGGAAAAGCTCCAGGCGCTGCGGGATGAGGAGGCCGGCCGGGAGGCGAGCAATCTTTACCTAAAGGCGGTGCAAGACTACGCGAGCTTTGAGCAGACGCTGACCGACGCGGACTATAAAACCTACGGCCAGCGCTTCGGCGCTTACGCAAAGCAGTGGCAGGCGGCCTATTTGAACAAGGCGCCGGCCGACGTGCAGCGCCGGCTCCAGGCGCAGTTCGGGGAGCTGACCGCCCGCGCGACTATGCGGGTTAACGATCGCGCTGGCGACAAGCGCAGGGACGTGGGGCGGGCCGATCTTTTGCGGTTTCAAGAAGAGGCCACGCGGGTCATGATTAGTGACCCGAGCGGGGAGGGCGTCGGCGCGCTCTCGGCCATGGCGGGGCGGATCGACGCTGCGGCTGCGTCTGGGCTGGTCACC